GTTCGGTAAGTATGACTTCAACCCAATGATGGGTCAGGAGACAGGTCCACAACGTCGTGGTGTGCCTGAATCTGCTATTCGTAAAAATCTTGATTACACATACCGCGATACTCTCAACAACTTCTTGGATAGAACCGCAATTATTGAAAGTGGCGGAGATCCATTGGCAAAGAACAAACAAAGTTCGGCCTCTGGTTTATATCAGTTCACGGAGGGAACGTGGCTTGATACAGTTGCTAAGACTCGCCCAGACCTTCTACAGGGCCGCACAGAACAAGAAGTTTTGGATCTGCGTTTCAATCCGGTCCTTTCTACGGAGATGGCTAGAAATCTTGCGATAGAAAATGCCCGCACACTTCGCGACAACGGCATCGCTATTACGCCGGAAAGTCTTTATACCTCACACTTCCTTGGCGTAAACGCTGCTGTAAAAGCATTAAAAGCTGCCCCTGATACACCAATCTCTGAGGTGGTTGGAGAAAAAGCTGTTCGGTATAATCCTTCTATTCTTGGTGATAACAAAACCGTTGCCGATGTTCTTGGTACGGTTAACGCTAAAGTAGCGGGGGCAAGAGTAAGAGAGCCACGTACATTCATGGAAGCAGGTTCTCCTGCCGATGTGTTTATGGGTTCGCCCGCTTCTGGTATGCAAGAAGGGCTAGGCGTGACTGTGTCTGGGGGAGGGGCACAAACGGCGGCGCAAGCAGCGTCGTCGAGTCCACAGACTTTTGGTGAGTGGCTTGGTAGTCTATTTGATACTGGTGGTCGCGAGAGGACTTTGCTGGCGGCGACATGAGCAAAGTTAAGTCACGCATCGTAGACTTTGGTCAGGGGCCAGTTGTCGATTATTATGTAAAAGATCTCGGCGAAGCAATCTTCGGTGGGTTGGGGCAAGGCATTGCCTCTTTGTTTGGTGGCAAGTCAGAAGGCTCTAGCGACGCTAATCTCTCTGACGAAGAATACTTCCGTAAGTACGGACGTAATAGAGGAGAATGATATGGTTTATCCGATTAAGCGTGCTAAGACAAAGACCCCTAAGGTCGATGATATGGTGCAAGTGATTGAGGGCCAAGGCACAGTTCCTTTCCGTAAGACGGAAAACGTAGCTGTTCCGGGCGCACCTTCAAAGGGTGAAATGAAAGCTCGCGGCTTTGGTGCGATGCTTCGCGGTCAGATGTTCATCGTCCGCTAATGGATCCTTTTACAATACTGGCCGGTGCTACCGCTATCTATAGCGGCCTCAAGTCCGCAGTTAGTGCGGGTGAGGACGTTGTAGATACGGCACGCCGTGTCAGTAGTCTGATGTCTGAGGTGGCTAAAGTCGTGCAGCTCGTTTCGCTGCCACGAAAGAAACGCCTGTTCCAATCCACGGAAGACTTTGAAGCTGAGGCCATGAAACTTTATAGCGCCAAGGCCAAAGCTAATCAGTTGGCGCTTGATGCAAAAAACCTGTTCATTTCCCAACATGGGAAAAACGCTTGGGACTACATCCAAAAACAGGTTGCTGAAATGAAAAGAGAAGCTGCCCGTCAGGCACGACTACACGCAGAAGAGATGGAAGAAGCCCGTAAAGATGCAATACTTGTTGGAAGCATTGTTGGTGGGCTCATTATTGTTATGGGTGTTATTGGGTTAATAATTGTGCTTGGAGCTCACTGATGGACCATTTTGACTTCAGCAAAATCATTAACATGCTCTTTCCCGTCCTTCTGGCGGCGATTGGTTGGCTTTTGACGCAGATCACAACTTTGCAAGTCAAGGTTCAGGAACTTGAGAGCAAAATGCCAATGTTAATCACGCCACAGGGGACACCAACCGATAGTCCGTTGTCGGCAGAAGCGCGGTATAAGTTGCGTGATGAGTTGACGGGTAAGCTCAATGAATTGTCGGTGCGCGTTCGCATCCTAGAAAAAGTCACGGAGGGCAAGTGATGGACATTCTCAAGACGTTTGGGCCGCTTATTGGTTCCGTTGCCCCTACGATTGCCACAGCTCTTGGCGGGCCAGTCGCAGGCATGGCGGTTAAAGCCTTATCAGGAGCTTTGTTTGGTCACGAGGACGCGACGGCTGATGATATTAAAACTGCTCTCGCTAATCCGACAGCAGATCAGCTCGCCGCGTTGAAAAAGATCGATGCTGATTTCAAAGTCCAAATGAAATCTCTGGATATAGATCTGGAAAGAATTGCGGCGTCTGACCGTGATTCAGCACGCAAGATGGCAATGGTCACCCATGACCTGACACCGCGCGTTCTTGCCGTGATCGTTGTGGTTGCGTGGGGGACAGTCCAATGGTTCTTATTGCACAATGTTATCGACGGTTCTATGCGGGAGCTTGTGGCTCGAGTCCTTGGTACATTGGATGGGGCTCTGATGCTGGTGCTATCGTATTATTTTGGGTCTGCTCACAAGCATGAGAACTCACCTAAATAAAAGGGGAACAACCCGTGGACGGCCTTTACTTAGCTGAAAATATTCTTAAATTCCTACGCGAAAGGACTACAGTCCTAACGGAACAGATAACAGAGGGGTCTGTTCCGGACTTCGCTACCTATCAAAAGCTTCGCTCTCAATACGAAGCGTTTGTGTCGGTAGAGGAGCAGATAGTCTCTCTGCTGAAGAAGAGTGGTAACGACGATGAGTGGTCTGATTCTACCCGATCACGTAGCAAAGGCCGTTAAAGCCAAAAAAGCCCCGGCATCTCCGGTTCCCGCGCAAGAAGCACCGACAGAACCCACAGTAGCCGATGCTTATGTCCCAGAGGTCGAACGATCTCTAGATCCCACGAAGATCCCAGCTAATGTTATGGAACGCCTCCCTAAACCAACGGGATGGCGCGTTCTCATTCTCCCCTACCGTGGCCCAAAACAGTCCAAAGGCGGCGTCCTGTATGCGGACGAGACCGTTGAACGGAACTCTTTGACCACTGTGGTGGGGTATGTACTTGCCATTGGGCCTGAAGCCTACAATGACAAGGAAAAATTTCCTACCGGCCCTTGGTGCAAGAAGGGCGATTGGGTCATGATCGGGCGGTATGCCGGAGCACGATTCCGTATCGACGGTGGTGAAGTCCGAATCATCAATGATGACGAGGTAATCGCGACTATTCTAGACCCCGCTGACGTCTTGCACGTCTAAGCGCAACATGGAGTGATTCATGCTCGAGGAAGAAGACAAGGAAAAGGACGTTGTTGAAGAACAAGAGTCCGAGTCTGCCCCTGAAAAAGAGGTAGAAGCCGCCTCCGCCGAGGCCTCTGATAAAGAGGAACAGGCAGAGGAGCCGAAGAAAAAAGCCTCTGAAGACGAAGATGACGAGCTTTCTTCGTATAGTGAGACCGTCAAAAGGCGAATTAACAAGCTTACCTATAAGGCTAGGGAAGCGCAGCGCCGCGAACAAGAAGCCCTTGATTACGCCAAGGCTGTCAAAACGGAACTGGATGAAATCCGGAAACGTGAGACAACCCTTAGCAAAAGTTTTGAGTCCGAGGCAGAGACACGCCTTTCCACTCAAGAGCAGCTTTATCGCGACCAACTTAAGTTTGCCGTAGATAGTGGCGACGTAGATAAGCAGGTTGAGATCCAAACAAACCTTGTTCGTTTGGCGACTGAACGTGAACGTCTACACAACTATCGGGCCTACAGGCAGCAGGAAGTTGAGGCACCGACAAGACAAACGCCTCCGCCTCCGCAACCCAGAGAAGCGTCGCCTGATCCAAAAGCCCAGAACTGGGCCGAGAAAAATGTATGGTTCGGAAAAGATCGAGCCATGACTCAAGAGGCTTTGGGCATTCACGAAGATCTTATGCAGGAAGGTTATTCAGCCACGGATGATGATTACTATCGTGAGTTGGATAAGCGTATCCGTCAGGAATTCCCACATAAGTTTACGCAGCCCGCAGTAAAGAAACCCAACAACCCCGTAGCTTCAGCCCGTCCAACACAGGTAAAACGCTCTTCAGGTGACGTTGAACTCAGCGAAACCCAGAAGACAATTGCCAAAAGGTTGGGAGTCAGTTATGATGACTACAAACGGCAACTGAAGCTCGTACAGGAGAGAGTACAATGACTCGTACTGGACGTGCAGAAGTGACCCGTGAAAAATCCGTTAGACCAAAAGTCTGGCGCCCCCCGTCCACCTTGGACGCACCTCCGGCTCCGGAGGGCTTTGTTCACCGTTGGATTCGTTACGAAACCAACGGGTTCGATGACCGGAAGAATATGTCCGCTCGCCTTCGCGAAGGCTACGAATTGGTTCGCGCAGAGGAATATCCAGATCGGGACGATCTCCCGAGCCTTCAGGACGGCAAACATGCCGGAGTGATTGCGGTAGGTGGTCTGGTCTTGGCTCGTATTCCAAAAGAACTCGTCGATCAGCGTAATGCTTACTACCGTAAAATGGCTGGTGATCAGATCATCGCGGTGGATAACGACCTGATGCGAGAGAGCAATTCAACTATGCCGATTCAGAAACCTGATCGGCAATCCCGTGTCACGTTTGGAGGTCCAAGAACCTCCTGAACAAAGGATCTAAGCAATGGCAAATACAGATGCCGCGTTCGGCTTGAAGCCGTATCGTATGCTTGGAAGCGGTGTAAACTCAACCGGCGACGTCGTCTACAGCATTCAGACGGCTTCGACGGCTGGTACCTCAAGCGTTATCTATCAGGGCACCCCTGTGATTCCGCTCGCCAACGGCTTGGTCGACATCGTCGGCAATGCCAACGGCGGTACTGTTCCGCTTCTCGGCGTTTTCATGGGCTGCAACTACATCGACCTCACGGGCAAGCCCAAGTGGTCGCCGTACTGGCCGGGAACCGCTGCTGTTAAGGCAAACACTGCCGCGACAGCAACGATTGTTTCTGACCCAGATGCAACATTCGCAATTAACTGCGATGCGGCAGCAGCAGACTCACTCATCCACGCTAACGCAAACCTTGCCTCGGCAACCTCGGGTTCAACGACCTCGGGTCTTTCTTCGGCAGAGCTTGCGGTTTCGACGGCTAACACGACCAACACCCTCAACCTCCGCATCCTCGGCTTCGTAGATACGCCGAACGACTCGGATCCGTCGGTTGCTGGCCGCATTGCCATCGTTCAGCTTAACAATCACTTCTATCGCTACTGTGCTAACGGCACAGGCGCTGGCGTCTAAGGAGTAATGGACAATGGCAATTACCCGTTCACAACTCCTCAAAGAGCTTGAGCCCGGCCTCAATGCCCTCTTTGGCTTGGAGTATGACCGCTACGACAACGAACACGCTGAAATCTTCGATACGGAGAATTCAGACCGTGCATTCGAAGAAGAGGTTATGCTCTATGGCTTTGAACAAGCCCCTGTGAAAGGCGAAGGCGCTGCCGTCGCTTATGATCAGGCAGGCGAATCTTTCACGGCTCGCTACACCCATGAGACGATTGCTCTTGCATTCGCCATCACGGAAGAAGCTGTGGAAGACAACCTCTACGACAAGTTGTCGGCTCGCTACACCCGCGCTTTGGCCCGTTCAATGTCGAACACCAAGCAGGTTAAGGCAGCTTCGGTTCTCAACAACGCGTTCTCGTCTTCATATGCAGGCGGCGACGGCGTCTCGTTGGTGAACTCGGCTCACCCGACTGCAATGGGTGGCAACTGGTCGAACACGCTCTCGACGCAAGCTGACCTCAATGAAACCTCGCTTGAGCAGGCCCTCATTGATATCTCCTTGTTCATCGACGAACGTGGTCTCAAGGTCGCTCTCCGTGGCATGAAGCTCATCATTCCTCCGCAGCTTCAGTTCACTGCACAGCGCCTCTTGAAGTCGGTTATTCGTTCGGTTGGTCTGACCCGCGCGGTATCTACGGTTCACAAGGTGCGTAATTTGCACTGACCGTGTTACAACAGATTGGGGGCTGGACTTGTGTCAGCCCCCTTTTTGTTATACAGTTTTTTAGTCCCTGACAGCCATAGTGGCTGACATACCCAATGACAGGAGACCCTAATGGGCACCACGACTTTCTCCGGCCCGCTTCGCTCGGGCCCAATCAAATACACAACCGGCACCACACTCGGCACGGACGTTGCCAACATTGGTGAAGTTGTTCTTTCTCAAAAAGAAGCAATCACGCAAGCTACGAACGGTGGTTCGGCTGGTGTTTACACGACCAACATTGTGATCCCTGCGGGCTCGACAATCACAAGCATTCAGCTTTTTGTAACGACAGTTTGGGACGGCGCAGCCTCCACGCTCGGCATCGGCTCAACGGCTTCTGCAACGGCTTTCACGGCTGCTGGCGCAGTTGCTGGCGGTACGCTCGGCATCATCGCAGCAACGGCTGGCGCTGACGCAACCCGCGTCGGTAACTGGGTCAATGTCGGCACTACTGACGTCAAGATCCGTGTCACATCGACAAACACCGGCGCTGGCGCTGGCACACTCGTTGTGAACTACATCCAGCACGGCACATACACCGCCTAATGTGATTAGGGGCGGTGCAACCATTGCATCGCCCTTACAACCTGTTTTGTAGGAGAATCACATGGCGGATGCAGTAGCTTCGCAGGTAGTTTTTGACGGCTCTAAAACGGCTGTCATGAAGTTTACGAATATCTCAGATGGCAGTGGTGAGTCCGCCGTGATCAAGGTGGATGTTTCTGCTTTGGCGGCCTATCAAGGAACGCCTTGCTCAAGCGTGAATATCGTAAGACTTGATGCCATGACGGTAGGCATGGGCGTTGATATCCTAGTCGGTGCAACCGCTGGTGATAGATACACTGTCGTCCTTGAGATGACGAAGAACTACGGTTGAGGGGTATAAATGGCTGCTCCGCGTCCACCTGCATCAATATCGAGGGTTGGAACGTATGAACCGTTCAATCTGCAAGTGGCGCGTGGTCAGATCCCGTGGCATCAAAGTGTCATTGTGTTTGGATACAACTCAGACGTCGATACATCCGTGGAAACTGTTTGGCCTTATGGTGGTATTCTTCAATTTCCTGCCACTGCTTTACAGATGAAAGTAAGCTCAGATAATGCTGATGATACAGCAGCGGGAACAGGTGCTAGAACTGTATATGTTGAGGGGCTAAACGCTGATCATAATGTGGTTAGTGAAATTGTATCATTAAACGGTCAGACTGCTGTTCTTACGGCAAACTCTTATCTCCACATTAACCAGTGTTATGTTGCCACTGCCGGGTCGCTGGATAGTGCCGCAGGCAGCATTTATTTTGGGACTGGGGTTGTTACGTCGGGCGTCCCAGCAACCGTTTATGACATTATCCAGTACGACTATAACACTAGGGTTACCGGTAGCTACACCATTCCTGCTGGCTATACTGGTTATGTGGAGCAAGGTCTTTTTTCTTCGGGACAAATTACAGGTTCAAATGCCGTTACGGGCCGTTTAATGACTCGTGGTACGGATGATGTTCGTCGCACCGCAGCTATCGTCACAATTAACAATGGCTCGGCAGATTATGCTTTTGAGTACCCTTTGGCGGTTCCAGAAAAGACAACGATTGAAGCACAGGCTGTTGGATCTGCTGCCAATAACGCCTGCTCAAGCATGTTTATACTTGTTCTCATTAAAAATGACGCGGGGACTGCGTGATGGCTAAAGGTATGGGCATCAAAACCTCCGTGAAATCTGGAAATTTCCGCGCCACTAAAAAAGGTGCTGGAATGACGGAGAAAGGCGTGAAAGCCTATCGCCGTGCAAACCCCGGTTCAAAGCTG